GTATAGTAAATTGGTTAATAAAATTGCACAGAATTTTTAGACAATATTTAAATTGATGTTAAGACAGCTTGTTGATTGCTGTATAATAATCATTACAAGGATTTCTACTTGAGACGTCTCTTCAGATTACTGGAGACTATGTACTAAATGATCTAAATTGTAGTTCTACTAGGGAGCAACACCGCACCAATGGATCCTAACCATAGGTGAAAAGAAGAAAAAACAAGAATGATACAACCGAATAGTTGTGATTGGGAGAGCTCTGAAACGATAGGCCCATTCGAAAAGCTCAATAAACAAACTTTTGTTCATACTTTCTTTGGTATGATTGTCTTTGATGATGACATCAAAAATTTCATTCCTACGATTCAAGTTCTACGCGAATACTTGGAAGAGTCTGATGAATTGCTATTAGACCTTATGTTTTCAGCTCCAAAAAATGAAATTGCACCACTTGCACGAGTTTTGCGATCCTTATTTTTTGATGAAATTTATGACGAACTTATCTTTGAATTGCCAATGAGAACTTACTGCCTTTTTCCTGAAGATTTCGATTTTCAGAATGAAGGTAGATGGTTTGAGTTGATGAATCAATGGCTTGAAACGGAACACGCTCATGTAAATAAATTGAAGTTGTCTGGAGATGTTGAATCTAATCCTGGTCCCATGCAATCGCGCCCCGTGTATACTCACAATAACGACCCTCGAGTTACACGGTTGGAAAAAGCTCTTGCTAGAAGGGATAGTAAGATTCAAACTCTTTTACGACAACTTCAACGTATTTCAAAACGACCCCACGCTCAAATGACCCCGCATGCTCAAGGACTCTTCGATGATTTACGAACTTTTGCAAAGAAAGCAGCAGAAATTCCTGATTCAGAAAGGATTGATGGAGTAGCTAGTGATATTAACCGTATTACTACTTTTCTAGATTCAATGCTGCCTGTTTTGCAAACAAATTTTTCACAAACTGGATTGGTGATTACCGATAAATTGGTTTCCATTAAGGATGATTTAATTAAAGTAATTGTTTTGGTTCTCTTGATTAAATTGTTCATGAAATTCGAAAAATATCGATGCGCCGTTGCTTTAGTTTTGCTTTTTGTTTGCCAACATTATGGTATGCATAACAAAATTATTGAAATGGTCAAAGATTTAATTGCACAAATTCGACGCCCTACAGCTCAAATGGAAACTGAAGAAATTATCTATAGCTCGGCTTTTCAAACGTGTGGAAAAATTTTATTTGCTGTTTTGGCTTTCATTTGCGTGAAAAAGATTCCTGGAAAACAAGATTGGGACACATATTTGATGCGTTTGGACAGGTTGCCTAAAGCACATGCTGGTGCTCAAAAAATTTACGACTTTACGACTGAATATTGGAATCTTGCTCATGAATCAATTAAAATGATGGTACTTGGAAAATCCCGTGAGGAATTGCGTGCTGCTGCTGGTATCTACACTGAAATTGATGAATGGGCTTCAAAAATTAGAAAATATCTTGATTTGGAAGAACGAAATAAAATTGATGTTGATGTAGTTGTTGCAGCTGAAGTCGAACAATTGTGGAAGAAAGGTTTGGAATTCAAAGCTGACAAATTGCTATCCCGTGAAGCTGACAGGTTGGTGACCACAATGTTGATGCCTGCTCGTTCTCTTTATGAGTATGTATCAACTAGTCCAATTAAAGGTGGTGGTCCACGAATGAAGCCTGTTTGTGTGTGGTTGTGTGGTGCTTCTGGCATTGGTAAAACAGAGATGGTTTATCCTCTTTGTATTGATGTGCTACGCGAAATGGGTTTAAAAACAGCGGATGATTATCAACATCAAGTTTATGCTCGTCAAGTTGAAACTGAATTTTGGGACGGTTATAAAGGACAAAAGATTGTTATTTATGATGATGCTTTCCAGAAGAAAGATGACCGCGTGACTGGAAATCCTGAATTGTTTGAAGTAATTCGAAGTTGTAATACTTTCCCTCAACATCTACATATGGCGGCTTTGCAAGAAAAGAATACGTTTAGTGCAGCTGAATTGATGCTTTACACAACAAATGAAATGCAAGTTGAGATTAATTCTTTGACTTTTCCTGATGCTTTTAAAAATCGTATGTATGAAAATGCCTATGTTGTGACTCCAAAGGAACAATATAGAAAGTACGAAAAAGTAGAAGGAAAAGTTGACGTAATTAGTCTTGATCTCACGACGATTGACCAAACTAAGGCTATTGATTTGTCAATTTATAAATTTCAAAAGATGAATAAGAATCAAGAGGCCGTGGGTGCTCCCATAAATTATGAAGACTTTGCAAAAATGATTGCTGGACAATGGAAAACAAAGAAACAACAAAGCATGGACAAATTGAAATTCTTGGAAAATTATGCTACGCGACCGGTTGCTCAAATGGAAAATGATGAATTCTTCGATTGTAATTTTGATTTTGCTTCTGATATTTCTACTCGCATTTCAGCGGGAGAAACATTGGAAGCAATTGAATATGATTATTCATTGAAGGATTCATCATTTGATGCATATCGCACAT